TGGACGGGTTGACCGCCTGAGGCTTGACTAAGTTGTTGTCCATTTAACGCTCCTGTAGCTTGTCCTAAAGTTTGTCCAGTTGGTTGGCCTTGACCTGCATTATTTGGGTTAGGTGGGCTACCTTGATTTTGTACGCCACCCGCAGCCTGCATAATCATTGCCTGCATTTTAGCTTCGTCAGGTCTATTCAGAATGTGTTCAATGTCAAGGTCTAACGACTTACCAAACTCATTAAGCCAGTTCTTAGCATTGACCCACGGAGCCAGAGCGGGGTTCGGGAACGCAACTTGAGCAAACTGAATAAGCTTTTGGGCCTTGACTTCTTTCTGCATCAGGTTTACAGTACCCTTAGCCATTGCAGCTAGGTCACCTTTAAGTTCCTTATCGAATTGGAACTGCATATTCCAGTAGTAGATACTTTGCCCAATTGGCTCTAACCAGTAGTCGTCAACGTTCTTAACAACAGTTTTAATCGGACCTTCGGAGGCCGTCATAAGTTGATTAATACCACCAGCAGTTCTACCCACACCTTGAACACCAGTAAGGCCGTGACTAAATGAAGGAATACCAGTGGCCTCGTCAGCTAAGCGACGGGCAGTGTCGAACATTTGAATGTTGGCCTGTGAAGTGTTCTGAATTTGAATACTTTGCACGCCTCGCTGATTTGGAGCACCAGCGTTCTTACGGAACACTTTGCCAGTTTCTACCTTATAATCTTGCCCAGGAGCTAGCACCGATTCATCTACTTCTAACATCACTGAGCCGGAAAGCACAGCGTTATCAACTGCTAAGCGCATAAACCCATTCATAAGCATCTGGGTATCGGTCATGTTTTCAGCGACACCAACACCGAATACGCTGTATGGGTTAAACTCGTAAGGCAGAATGTAATAAGGAAGTCTAGTAGGAGTAAGTGGGTTTAACACAAAGCGCAGGATTTCATTCCCGCAAACCCAAACGTTGCAAGGCAGTTCTTCAACGCCATCCGGGATTTCAAACCCAAGGTCAATACCTAATTCTTCAATTAGCTTAGTATCAATCATCCCCCAAAGTTCAAGAACCTCATAGCGGTTCATTTCCACCTTTTGAGCGTTCTCATTCAGTACCAACTCGTACTGTTCAAACACATAATCAGGCTTTCCTTCGTCAATGATCTTATCAATGGCTGATCTACGGAACGAAGTATTCTTCTTAAGATCACGAAGCTGAGAACGGCTCAGTTTATGGCGCTGGATAATGTATGTAATCTGGCTAAAGTTAGTAGCCATAGGGTCTGGGAACAAGTCCCAAATAGACACATGGCGATAGACAGGCTGTTCTTCAGTAGTAGGCGTATAGTTACCTTCTTCATCCCAGTCTGGGAACTCCACGGCCCTATTAAACGGCCCTTTGATGATACCAGTGCCCAACATACAAGCTTCATACAGCCCTTGACGCATAATCGTATCAAAGCGCATGTTGTTAAGCTGTCTATGGACACGCTTATTCATCTTAGCAGCAGCAATCTGCGCTGGGCGGAAGGAAATACGATTAGGAGCGTCTCCTTCACCCGAAATAATCTTAACAGCGTCCCCAAACTTCTTCTTAATGAACGCCAAGCCACGGGAAACCATCGTGTCACCCGGCTTAAGGTCATTTCCATCGCCTTCGTAGCCAATGGCAGACATATTTAGGGCAGATTCGTCAAGCTGATCCGGCCCAACAGGGTCTTGAGAGTCTACATGGACGCTATCTTCGATACCTACAGGGTCATCGTTGGCAACAATTTCAATTGGCAGCAGTTTACCAGAGAAAATTACCTCTAAGACCTGACTGTAAGCAGCCAAAACCTTAGTTTTAGTGATCTTGATGAACGCTTTAGACACTTCTGTTTGAATATACGTGGTGTTGGCATCCTGAATACCACGGAAATTGCGGTAGCAGTCCATCCAAGTACGCTCAAGAATACGTCTAGCTAGCTTAGCTTCCTCAAATTTAGACCTAACGTGCATAACGATAGGGTTTAAATTAGTAGCTACCTCATTAGAGACTTCATCACCCATCTCAATGACGGCATCCGGGTTGTCTTCAAGACCCTTGGACAGATTAGAAGGAATAGTTTTAGAGATAAATCCAGTCATTTGCTTTATTTTACCTTAAGGGAAACCCAAAATTGTCGTATCTAACAGGTGGCGCAAAAGAGACAGCGTTAATAACGTACCTTTCGTTACGAGCCATAGGCTTGGAAGCAAGTCCGTACCGGAAGGCATCGTAGGCGTGGTCTTCGCTATCCGAGTCAACGTCTTCCGTATTGGATTTATCCAGGGGAATTGACGGTAAAGTGCGAATTAAGTTGACGCACGTATTAAAAATAATTACACTAGGTTTTTGAATTTCTTCCCCAGTGGTTTCATTATAGTGTGTTCTTAGTTGTAGTCTTCTGTGTATTTCTTGTTTACCCGATACTCTAGACCCAGGCCCTTGATTGGCTGGACGCCATTGGCATCCTCTAGCGATCATAGCTTGAGCAGGAGTGACGCTAGCATCTCTAACGTCCCAGGCGTGGCGGTCGAGAATACCGTACATAACATTCTCCCCCATTTCGGCGGAAAGAACTTTATCAGCTAAGTCCGACGAGAGGACTTTTCTGCCGTAGATTTCCCGATAGACATAAATAGTTCCGTCTGGAGATAACGCAAACCAGAGTACACAATGAGGCTTATCGTAACCCCAATCGCAAGCCCTAAACTTGCGCCACTCAGCAGGAATATCGAAAGGCTCACAGGTATGAACATAACGGCGGAACTCAGTAAAAGCAGCCCCTTCCGCGATATCCCAATCACCTTCAAGTAATTGTCTGCGTTGTACTTCGGGCAATGCGAGCAGATTTGCTTCATAATCGCCCGCCTCAAACAGGTAAGGATTGTCTTTAAGCTTAGCAGGGATAAATCTCCTATAGAAAAGAACTTGACCCGCTTTAGGATGACTTGGTGGGTATCTAAGAGTTTCCCCAGTTTCTAAGTCTTGGGCTGGGAACGGAGTGTTGTGGGGAGCAGGATTAACGAAAGTACGCTTAACCCAATCATGCCCAGCACCGCCAGGGTTAGAAGTGGCACGCATAGACAGGTAAGGTCTAATCTCAGGATCATCCGTTCTAAGACGGCTTCGCATATAGTTAAAGACGAATGGAGTAGACCACTGCGTTAATTCGTCAAAGCCAATCCAGGTAAAGTCCTGCCCTTGAAGAGAGGTAACATCGTCATCTCTATCCAAGAAACGGTACCAGTGCGTACCACCAGCAGGAAATACCCAGGTGGACTTTTGCTCAAGAAACTTAGCCCCAGGAATAACCTTAGTGTAAATCTCTTTAGTCATAGCAATAAGGCTTCTCAATTCGTCTGTGGTGCGACGGAATGTAATGGCTTTATGAGACTTAAGGTGGACAGTCCGAAGAGGATCAATAACTAAAGCAAAAGACTTACCGCCACCAGCAGCACCGCCGTAGAGTACTTCGCGCTCTGAGGCTGCGAGGAAGTCCGTTTGTGGTCCTGGGTTTGGAGTAATAACATTAGCAGCTTTTACAGTCGGTTCAACGCTAAGATGTACTGCTTCAGGAGCTTCCGCTGATACGTTGACATTGTTATCAGCCACATTGTCTTTAGCTTGCTCCACGGTCTGCTGTATCTCAGCTTCGGCACGCGCTTTAGATTCCTTGAGCTTTGCAAGTCTTTTCTCAGCCTTAGTGAGTCTAGCCTTAGCTTGTCCACGCTGAATGACTGCCTTTTCTTCCGGCGTGCGCTTCTTGTATTTCTTTGTCGGGTGATTATCCGTGAAATTGCTGACAAGCTTTTTCCTCTTTAGCCTACCCTCTTCTCTATCTGGGTCATTGTAGTACCTCTGTCTAAGCCCACTGATGGAGATACTAACGCCGGACTTTTGAGTGATAAAGTCAGCAACCTTTTGGAACGAAGCCCCTTCATCCAAATAATCAAAGCCCTTCTCAAGAACATCTAATTGGCTCTTGATGGGCTGAAGAATCTTGGCATCCATATCAGTAGGAACAGCGTACCCCCAGGGAGGCACGCCGCGAGAATCTTTACGCTCTATAGGAAGATATACTTTCATTATATAATTTTCTGCTGGCTCTCATTTTAGCTCTCGTACTTTCACTTGCTTTTTTACCAGTGTTAGCTTTAGCTAGATTATTTTTGTGAGCTTCTGTTTTGGCTTTTCCTCTTAAAGCAGCAGCTATTTTATTCCTATGTTCTAGGGTAAATTTTCTACCTTTATGTATAGTAGATAATTTCTTTCTAGTTTTTTCTGAAAATTTAACGCCTAAGTTACTACGTGCTATCTTTCTTATATTAAAACCAAGCTTTCTATTATTAGATTTATAAAAATCTATCCACTTTTGCTCAGTATCTACTAAAGAAGTTTTGTCTTTACATATTTCTAAAACTATAAAATTAAAATATTTTTCTGTGTATTTATTAAACGCATTTTGTAGGGCTTTATTAGCGTGTACACCTTGTTTAAGTTCCCGTAAATGGTCGTTTTTTCTCTTTCTAAAGTTTACAGCAGAACCTATATAGACTTTATTATTTTTATTACAAACTATTTTGTAAACGCAAGAGATGTTTAAATTCATTCATCCTTTATAGCTTCAAGAATTTGATGACCCTGCTTAGCTGGCAAAACAATAGTAACCAGCGGACCCTGTGTAGCAGGAGCCTTTGCAGTTTTCTTGGGCACGGCTCTATCTAAAATCTCAGAAGCAGCAGCCAGCTTATACTTAGTAGCTACGGCTTCGATGTTTTCCCCGTCAACTGTTTCTTGGAGAACCCAAGCAGCAGACAAAGAAGCTTCCGCAATCATCTTCTCAGCAAGTTCAATAATCTTTTCTTGGAGAGGACGAACGATAGAGGCTATAGATGTGGTATTAGAGTATCCGGCAATGTCAGCAGCCCAACGATATCGGTTGCGGGCGGGGACGGCGTAGATGTTTGGATCACGCAAAGCATCTAAAAACTTTTGCTGTTGCTCGGATACTTTAACTACTTCTTTAGACAGGCAGAGTCTCCGGTCTATCAATTCGGCTAGCATGACCCTTGGTTAAGTCAGCGTCATCCCCAGACTTCTTGCCCCAGTCCTTACCGTTACCAGGAGAAGTGCCTACAGGGTACGAACCATTAGCCGGATCGTATTCAACAAGCTGCCCGGTATCCATAGTGGCACCAGTGGTCACAGCTTTAGAGAATTTAGAGTTAGTCGTACCAACGTCAGAGTCAGCCATTAGAGTTTTTCCTTTAACTTAGCTTTAAGAGAAATAAGCTTCGGTTTAATGTAGGTTTCAAAACCAATCACGGAACCAACAACGGCCACGATAAAGAGGCCAACTAAAAACAAATCCATTTATTTCCTTCTTATAATTATCGTTAATATTTCTATAGCAATATAAAGTAAAGCGTTAATTGCTAGAAGTAGCAGGGCTATTAGAAGAATTACTTTTAGCAGAAACATTAGCCCTCTTTAATTTCTTACTTTTTAGGTGCGTTTCTGCCTCTGTTTACACTGCGAGACTGAACGCGCAAATTAGACTTAGCATTATTTAAATTGCCGCCTAAATTTCTAATTTTGTGGTCAATGTCTTTTTTATCTCCCTTATGCACCAAACCCCGCTTCTCGGCCTCTCTACGGGCAGCGTTTCGGGCTGCTCTACGCTTCTTTTGAAGCGGGCTGGATTCGTATTTCGTATCGTAAACGTATGATCTGCCGGTAGCCTTATTACTCATTGTGTTTAGCAACCTTCTTACACCAATCTATAAATTCCTTTAGTTCAGTATCACATCTATATTTGTTTAACGCAACACATACTAGTTGCACGTTATTAACAGAATACTCGCCACCAGCCACAATACGATCTATAGAAGCATTAGTTTTTATTGTTTTTCCTTTTTCTAAATACCCAGTTAAAGGAACACCACTAAGAGCACAGAGATATTTTTGTTTTTCTAAAATACTTAGTAACTCATCTACAGTTATTTTATTTTTACGTTTTCTACAGTATAAAATTCTCTGTAAATACCTTCGCCAACTCTTATTTATTTTTTCGTATTGGGTTTCCGTAGTTACAGAGCCGCTTATATACTTATACGCCCCTTTGCACTTTTCAGAACAGTACTTATGAATACCGCTTTTAGGCTTAAACTCTATATTACAATTATCACACTTTTTAAGTTTAAAATTATCCTTGTGCTTACTAGTCCAGCCTGCCATTATTTTTTACTATTTCCTTACACCACCAAAAGAACTCAGAGTCCGAGAGGTTTCCTCTAAAAGAGTTTATGAAGTTACATACAAGCCTAATATTATTAAGTTTATATGGCCCACCGGGTTTAATTCTATCAATCGAGGCATTGGTGGATACTTGCCCTTTACCAGCAAGCTTAGTAAGCTTAACACCACTAATAGCACACTTACCACCTTGCTTATCAAATAATTCTAATAGTGCTTGAGTAGTAAGGGCTTTGCGTTTAGTTGCGTTATTATTTAGTAGTTTCTTAAAGTATCTGTCCCAGGTGCGGCTATTGTTGTAGTGGTCACAGTGGCTCCTGCTACAAAACAAATGTTTTGGAGTTTTAGGAGTAAAGAGTTTATTGCAATAGCGACATTTCTTTTTATTCATACACCTGTGTTAATGGTCAGAATGCTAGGATTTGAACCTAGGGCCTACCGCTTCCAAAGCGGTCACACTACCGGACTGTGCTACATTCTGAAGAATGGTGGGTGGGGTAGGATTTGCACCTACACACCCGAAGGCACTGATTTACAGTCAGCTTATCTCACTAATGAATGCCCGCCCTTAGGTGGGACTATATCGAACTTCCATCGTAATAGTTCCTTAATTGGCTCCCTCTGTAGGCATCGAACCTACCACGCCTTTTACAACGTACCTGAGATTAACAGTCTCGTACCTTCACCAAGCCAGTCCAAAGGGAATGGACTTAGATATTAGGGTTATGCTTTGGCGTAGGCATCTTCACCTTAACCGTCTTGTTAGTCTTTGGTTGCTTAAGGCTACCAGCAGGCGCAACCTTACCGCCACCCATAACACCACACGAACTCTTAGTCTGCTTAATAGCCATTATATTATTCCTTATAAAATCAAAACCTCCTGTCTTATTTTACCTGACCAGGAGGTGAACCAGGACAAAGTTATTACAAACTTTGAATCTCTAGTCCTCTATGTTAACAGTAATACTTCCAATCTTAGCGGTCATACCGCCAGTAAAGATACACACATGAGGATCATTCTTAAGCGGGCCAGAAACATCTACCCGATACAAAACTTCGTCTACGAAATAGGACCACATACCAAAACCATCATGGTCAATTCTAAATAAGTGGAACCCATCAGCAGCACAGAAGTTAGGAACTAATACAGTCCATAAGTGTGCTGGCTCAGCTAACACAACAAGGTCAAGCATACCAGGAATAGAACCAGGAACTAAGTTCAAAGTCCTGTAGTCAAGCTCGCCATCATAAAGCCCCGCAGAGTGAAATCCATCCGTGTACGGAGGAAGGGCTTTAGCAGCAGCTACCCATTGTACTGAGCAGTATCTATCTTTACGAAATGTCTGGTGAGTAATCATAGGCCAGCCTGGGGCTAGAGCCTTAATGTTAAGAACACCACCAGAAACGTTATAAGCGTTATTAGGACCGGGATCAACGCAATCTCTGCCTTCCATACCAGGACGATCAAACGTCAACCAAGTGGAGGAACCAGAGACTACCGGAGGAACACTTTCCGTAATAGCTAAACCTAAACCAATGCTAGGACCAACCCAAGGGTTGCCACAAGCGAATACTTGGCGACCCCTTCTATTGTTGATGTTAGCCCAAACAGTTGTCATTACTTCTTCTTAGGCCACTTCTTCATAGCAGCCTTATCGGCTTTCTTGTCAGCCTTCGAGGACTCGCCCTTAAAGCCAGCCTTCTTGTCTTGCTTCTTGTCGGTTTTGGACTTTTCAAAGTTTTTCATTTTGTTCCTTTAATTGGCACCAGACCTAGGACTTGAACCTAGAACTTGCAGTTTTGGAGACTGATGTGTTACTTATCACCAGTCTGGT